AACCGTCAAAGTTGCCATAAGGGTTTTTCTATCTCCCTATCCCATTACAAAAAACCCCGTTTCCGGGGTGGGGTTTACGGGAATACGCCCCCGGTATAGAAGTCCATCGTCGGCGCAGCCGCCCCGCTGAACTGTAACTCAAACACCGTGAAGCCCTTTTTGACATCCGTCTTAGGCCCACTTGTCGCCGTCAGCAGCATCGACTGGGCATGACGTGGCTTGCCACTGATCGCGCCTTCGGGTCCATACACCACCGCGTACAAGCTGCCCGGATTGATCTTCGCCACGTATGCGGCGAGCAATGTGTCCTCATAAGCCAGCGTCGCCTTCATGCTCGTGTCACGCAGCCCCGCGCTCCGTGCCATGTGCGTCGTACCCGCCCCGCTCGTGATGTCAATCTCTTCACTCTTCGCATCTAAACTAATCTCACCCGTATAAGGGGAAACATCCACGCCGTCCAACGTCAAGTAGTAATTGTTTTGTGCTAACCGTGCCATCGTTTATTTCCTCTCCATGACAAACCGATATTGATTACCGTCGTGATAAATCGGCTGTGCTTTCTCGAACTTTTCCACGATATGCACAGTCCGCTCTTGCGTCACCGTTAAAATATCCCACTCACTCGTACCCGGAATCGGTGCCGCCGCCCCGTCTTGCCGCCCCGCGTCATTCAGCTTATTACTGATCCGCCCCGCCCCATCCAGTGATTGCGCCAGCGTCTCCGCCACACACTTCACGGTTAAAACGAACTCCGCATCCTGCCGATGAACATCGTTGCTCTCTCCCCCACTCACGAAAAAGAACACCCAATAAGGCCGCACTACCCCCGCCGGAACTTCATCCGGATACACCCGATCCGCAATCAGCACATCCCCCGGCAGATACAGCGCTAACGCCCGATACAACCCCGCCAGTGCCGCCTCCATCAAAAAATCCTCGGAAAGCGCTGCGCCAAACCCGCCCGCCGTGCATCCACCGCCGGAGCCATAAACGGACGAGCGCCCATCCGCTCAGTCCCGTCCTCTAACGCAATGCCGTACTCCACCCCGTCCATCACCTGAAAATGCAGATGAGAAACTTTCTCCCACCGAATGCTCGCTCGCAACGTCCCTAAATCAACATTCGGCGGATTACCTACTTGGCTGGCAACATGCGTCACACTCCCCCGCGTGTAGCTTCTACCCGCTGGCGATGTGTTGAATGACAGCACAACATCATTGACGATCTCTTGCGCCTCGCCCGCCAGCCACTCATCCAAATTACCCGGCAGACTCGCAATCAGCGCATCCAACATACGTGTGTCCAGTCGTATCTCACTCGCCATCTATCACGCTCCGTATTATTGGGTGCGGTTTACCGCGCCCGTACCATCACCGCCTGAGCATCCACCGCGTCCGCCCATGCCGTCACCACATCCACAATCTGATACACCGCGCCGCCCACCGTCACCCGTTGGTCAACGTTTAGCACCGTTCCCGCCGGAACAATCAAACGATAACGCTCGACGATAGTCTCTTGGCTGCCAATCTCGCCCGATGTAGTCTGTGACGGACTCGCGCCCGCGCGGATCACCCGGCACGGCACATCTGCCCCCACCACATCAAACCCGTGCGTCCGTTCGCCAAACTGTCCCCGCGCCAAAGTCTCGCCCTCAATCTGGCAAGTCTCCGTCAGGAACTTTTTCAACGTCCGCCCGATCAACCCCTTCGTCCGTCCCGTCAGCATGTCATAATCATCTTTCTACCAATCCGGCGCTTCCGTTTGATTGCTGTCCCCACGATAGACGGGTTGTGAACTGCTCGTAATCGCCGCCACACCCAGCGCCCGCCGCTTTTCCGCCAACAGCAGCTTATACCCCGCCAGCGCTTTACTCCGGTCTACCTTTAACCAATCAGCTTGGAAATCCGGCTCGGCGCTGATCTTCCCGATAAGCGACTGGATGCAGGCGATTACCGCCTTCTGATAGCTGCCCTCCTCAACGAGGATAAACTCAATCTCCTCATCACTAAAGAACGCGCCCTCAGCCACCGTGTCGCCAATATGAAATCGTACACGGGTCACATTATTCGCACTGGCAAGATTATAAGTAAACGTCATCCATCATCTCCGTTTTGTTCCCCCCTGAGTTCGGGGAATTGCTCGTCCCACCTTACTCTTTTCCCCCTCCCCATGCTTTGGGGAGGGGGTTAGGGGGTGGGGGTTTAGTTCCCCACCAACACATACACCAAAACGCTACCCGCATCGCCCTGCGCCACCGTCACCGTCAATTGGTCATCAACAGGCAGCGCATCATAGATCGCCGTCAAGTTCGCCCCTGCCGTATCCCCCATCAGCGCTCGCGGATAAAACCACCCGTCTGTACCGGAATTCGTCCGCGTCAAAATCGTTTGCACTGGATGCGAACTGCCCTTCGTTGCCACCGTTACATCGCACGTCGCAGGCTGGGTGGTGTAATCGATATACACCGCCCGAATCCGCCCACTCGCTGGACGGGTTGAACTACCCGCTCCCACCGCGATCCCCGCCGTTCCCGCCACCGTTACGCTGATCTGATAGGTTTCAATCATCGCCCACCACCTTACTCGAAGGTGACATTGACGTTAATCAATGGATACCAAATGCCGTTATAAGCGATTACACTCACCCGATCCCCCACCGCCCCGCCGAATGTACCCACATCCGCCGCAGCGCCTGCACCGCTCAACCCGTTGGCAATCGTGACGGTATGCGCGTTTGCCGTTGTCGCCACGATATGCAAAATTTTGCCGTCATCCGTCCCAGCCGTAGGAGCGGCTAGCGTCATCGCCGCCACCCCCGCCTTAGTCAGCACCACCACGCCCGACGTAAGCGTGATCGCGCCGTTGACCAAACCCACCTGCACCGGAAGCGCCAAGCCACCCGTGACCGCTCCCGTCACGTTGCCCGTCACGTTACCCGTGACATTGCCCGTCAAGCTACCAGCGATGCCGCCTGTTACGTTAATCCCATTCGGATAATTAGTCACTGGCATGTCATAACCCCTTTTCTATATACCTTCATTGCTCGTCCCGCCTTACTCTTCCCCCCTCCCCAAAGCATGGGGAGGGGGTTAGGGGGTAGGGTCACTTATGCCACTTCGTGACCGTAAATCCAACGCCAATCATCCACGCCGAAGCTGTAATGCAGCTTGAACTCGTAAACAATTTCCGTTGTGGTCTCAGCGACGATCATCGGCGTGGTCGTCTCGCGGACGTACCAGTTCGCCACTTCCTGCCGCCATGTCGAATCCGCCATAAACCAGTTGTTCGTGTCCGTCAACCGCATCCAAGGCTTCACCGTCCAGCGTCCCGCTTGCGGATTAATCGCATTATTCGCGCTTTCCGGGTCGAGTACACTTGCGACAATCTTCCGCGCCGTGTCTTCCAACTCCGGCGGCACCCAAAGTTCATTCGGCATCAGGCCAATCTCGGTGCCTTTGTCGTCCTTAAAACGCATCATCGCCACCCGAGTCGTGCTCACCACGTCCGCCGTCAGTGCGCTTGTCCCCTTGTTGCTGAACGTACCTGCAGTCACCGTCGGCGATTGCGGATGATCTGTCGCGCACAATGCCTTAGCATCGCTCCATAGGAAACTGGCAGAGAACGCATTGGTCAGTAGACTCGCCGCATCAATCTCCATCTTCTGCTCCGCGCTAATCCCCGCCCGGCGAATCAGGTCGCCGATCTTGCCATACTGATCGTTCAAGATCAGGTTCTTCTTGATTTCCAACTGCACCGGATATTCTTGGTGCGTGTAGGTCTGGGTATAAAGCTGATCCACATCCAGCTTGCCCTTCTTCCCAGTACTGGCGTAAGCATTCCAGCTTTCCGGTGTCATCCCGCCCATGCCCGTGCCGTTTTCCTGCGCCAGTGTCGAGCGTTTCTCGCTGAACAACTGAGTCCGCATTCTCGGCACACGGTTCTGACCCACCTCAAAATGATGGTAGATCAGCGGGATCAGGAGAGTGTTGAATTGCGATTGTGTTAATACCATGTCCTATTCCTCCACCTTCCCTAAACCTATTTAAAGGCGTGTTCATTCGGCACAATACGAACATAAGTCCGCTCTGCCGCCGTACTGGTTGCCATTACGATCAAATCAACGTTGCTCGATGCCGCCAGCGCATAAGCGCCCGATGACCCTCCAAAGTGCAGCGTCGCCCCTGCCGCCCGTGCATTCGCGTCATACACGGAATAAACCGCGTCATCATCCGTAATGCACTCCATAAAGCTGACATCTGCCGTTCCCGCCACTGTTATCAAAGCCACACCCAGCAGCGCCGTGTCATTCGTCGCCGCCAGATCAACCTTGCCGGTTTCCAAATTCACCAGATCGCCCTTGCGGATCGTTTCCGTGTCTTTGAAAAGGAAGCTCTGAACAGTAGCCGTGCCACCGCCCATTCTGTACTCGTACTTAAACCCAAGTCGTGTATCTGGCATGTTCCCATCTCTCCACAATGTCCATCATCAACAATGTGGCATCAAGCCATCGGTTGCGGTCTAACCCGTTCCCGCTTTTTTCTTCGCGGCAATGTACTGCTCCTCGGTCAACCCGAATCTCGCAGCCATTTCCTTCTCTTCTGCTGTTAGCGTCATCACCCGCCCGCTGCCACCAGCGCCGCCCGCCCCCGCGTCTGTCTCCGGTGCAGGCCTTGTTACCAACCGCTCCCAATTAGCATCTAGCCAAGTCGAGAGTTTTTCCGGCGGATAATCAGTCGGTATCATCGGGCGCAGCTCCTCGCGCACCCGCTCAACCCGCTTCTGATTATTCTCACGGATCAGGCTTTCCAGCGTCGTCGCCCGTTCTTGATACGGTGTCACCTTCGCCAATTCCGCCGCCCGTGCCTCCGCCAATTCCTTCCACTTGCCCTCTTCCGCCAGCCGCGCCTGCTCACGTTTCGCCGCTTCCGTGCGTTCCGTGTCCAGCGCCACCCGCCGCTGTGCCGCCTCCGCCCGAAGTTCTTTGATGTATCTCTGCACTCCCGGCGCAAGGTCTTCCAGCCTAAACTCATCCCCACCCGCGCCACCTTGCGCCGGCGGAGTCTGGGCATCTTGCCCATCGCCAGAGAACCAGCGACGGCGTTTTTTCAGCGATACGCCCACATGTGGATAGCGTGTCGCCGTCCGAACCCGTCCCGTCGTCATCCGACTCGCAAACAAAAACTGTTGTTCAGGCATCTTGCCTTCCCCTTATAATTTCATTATCAAGTGTCTCGCTTGAAATAACGATCATTCTGCAAACCTAAATTGCTTCCTCAACCAGCGTGATTTTGATCTCAATCTTGAGACCTGCGCCGTTATTGCACCATGCCGTCCGATCAAGTTCTCGCGTCTGTCCGATTACTGGCGCACCGTTCTGGCAAAGATAATCGGATAGTTCGCCAAAGAGTCGGGTCATGTGTTCATAGTCCGGCTCCGAACTCGCATCCTCAGCAGCCAATGAGACGATCTTGTCGAGCATAAACAGAACTTCATTCGCAATTTGTTTATCACCCATCACCCGCACCTCTTTCCTGATCACCCTTCAATTGTCACCTAATCCATAGTCAATTAACGATCATCACCGGAATCAAAAACGCCCATCTTTCAATGAGCGTCTAAAGTCGTTTTAATAAATCTTAGGCTTGCGTTGCCGCGCTAGAAACTTCAATCGCCCTGCTCAAACTACCCTGCCGAATCATGTCGCCAAATACCGCATCCTCATACGGTTGAACAAAATCCCCCAACCGCACATCGCCCCGCCGCAACGCTTCAAACGCCCCCGGGCCCGCAATTGCGCGCTGCCGTTCTTCCGGCAAACCGCTGAACCACGCCTCGCCCGTCTGCACCGTCCGCGGGTTGCCCCTCACCACCGCGATAGACGTACACCGCCCCTGATGATGATCTTGAATGACCTCTCCCAGCGGCATAATCTTCCCGTGTTCAGAGACACAGCATAAACACGTCCGATTATCCAGCGCCGCAATCCGTATCTGATGCGAAAGGATGCTGGCATTCTCCGTCTGATGCACCGCCGCACCCACCCTGAAGCTCTGCAATTGCAGCGTCCGCATTAGCGCATTCGCCCGATACGCCGGAATACCCTCCACCGCCCCACGTAGATCATTCGCAATCGCCAGCGGCCCCCGCCCCGCCACAATCCCGCGTAACGCAATCTGCCGCACCTGTTCCCAAATGTCTTCCTGATAGCGGCTCAGTTCATTTTCCCACGCCGCCCCACCCGTATAATTCACAGCCGCCGCCACCGCTTCAGGGTCAGGCTGATTAAACCGTATCCCCACCGCCGCCGCCTGCTGATCGCTCATGCCCGGTAAAGTCGTCTGCCGGAAGAATTGCC